CCAAAGCCCTAGCCGCCGAACTGCGTAAGGACAACTGGCTCATGCTGGAATTTGGCGTGGCCAAAGAGCTGGGCCTAAGTCTGACCACCGTTCGCACCACGTTCACCGCCGAAGAGCTGCTTGGCTGGAGCGCCTACTTCAGCATCCTGAACGAGGACCAGCAAAAGGAAATCGACAAAGCCAAACGCCGCCGCTAACCCCGGCGGCTTTTTAGTTGTGTAAACTGAAGTACCAGAAGCTGTCGTCGCTGCAGTGGCTACCTACAACGCCGGTATCAATATTGTTGTAAGCGGCCAGCAACGCCTAAATTATGTTCTCAATTCTGTAGAAAAATTAAATGCAATTACAGCAAAATTAAAACCTATAAATTTATTAGCACCTGGCGCCGGCGCAGGTGGTGATGCAATAAGAGTTGCCAAAAAACAACTAGACGATTTTGCTAGGGCAATTGTAAATTTTCAACCACAAGGAATTCAGCGGCGTGCTAAAGAACTTAGTAACACTATTGCAGGTGCCTCAGAACAAGCAGCTGCTCTTACTACAGCTCTTGCTAATGTAGGATTAAAATCAGGCGGATTCAAACAACAAGCAGTAGAAGTAAAAAATTACGCTTTAGCTTTAGATACAGCTGCTCGTAATGCTGCACGTTTGAATGCAATTGGCCAAACGGTCCAAAGGGGTGCTCGCGTTCAAAACATTGCAACCCGCTTTAACGTCAGCCCGGAACAGGTTGAACAACGGCTAGCCAATATACGTGAAGCGGCGGCCAAGCGACAGGCACAACTAGACGATGCACAACGGCAGCGCGATATACAAAAACTTCTTCTTTTGAAACGCGAGGAAGATTTTGAACGTCGCCTAGCAGATATCCGAGAGCGTAACGCACGGGCAGAAGCAAAAAGAAAAAGACAGACTGTGGGTATTAGTGATGCTGTAATTGGCGGCGCTTTTCCTTTGCTATTCGGACAAGGCCTAGGTGCATCGCTAGGCGGCGCACTGGGCGGTGGTATTGGTGCGCGAGTAGGGGGTGGTAAAGGCGGTTTTGGCGGTTCGCTGGTCGGTACCATCGCCGGTCAAGCCACGATTGATTTTGCTATAAATAGCGCACTTAAATTAGGCAAAGCCCTGGAAGCTCCTACATCAAATATCGAACAACTTATTGAACTTCTGGGCATTGCTGGCACAGGATTAAAATCAAATATAAGGGTTCTCCAAGAACTGGGGTTGACGTCAACCGCAAGTTCCATTGCTCTAGCAAAATTAGAGTCTACTTTAGGTCAAGAAGGTTTTAAAAATGCCGCAGAATTTAGTAAAGACGCGCAAAATCTTGCTAACGCCTTTAGCCGTCTTCAGCTAGCACTTGCAAATCTAGCTAACGGTGCTTTACCGGGTGTACTTGATTTTCTTACAAATGCTATAAAAATAGCTGCTAATGCTGGTTTACCTAGAGGTGGCTCTCTGGGTGCGGCTGCCGGCGTAGCCACAGCAACAACACAAAAAACTGCAGGTCAGCTACGCGCCGAAAACTTTATTGGGCCTACCCCTGATGCGGATCTCACACTAGAACGCGCTGCCCAACAAGCTATTACACAGGAAAAACAAAGACAACTAACTCTTGCCGCAGCGCAAAAAAACCTAGAAGAAAATAGGTTAAGTTTGACCCGCGTAGATCTGGCGGCGGAACAGGGTCGTATAGCCGTCTTGCAAATTCAAAATGACTTAACCCGTAAACAACTAGAACTTAGTAAAGAAACAGAAGCAACTAAAAGAAGTCTTCTGGACCTGGATATTAAATTACTAGAACAGCAGCAGGCTCAAGCGCAAGCCGCTCAACGTAACGCTGTTATCGAAGCACAGCGCGCTGTGCTGCGTCAGGTAAGTGGTTTAATGATTGAACAGACTGAACTAGAAAACCAGATATACGTACTTCGTAGCGAAAGCGCGAACCTTTTACAAGGTGAAGCAGTAGGTTTGGCCAGTCAACTAAATAATTTAGAGCAACGTTATCAGAATGAAATAGATATTTTGTTTGTACGAAGGGATCTAGAAAAATTAGGAATAAACGAGGTTGAAGTTTTACAAGAAATAAATACAAAGTATGACGGTTTAGCCGCTGTTGTACAACAACGACTTAAAAATGAAACAGAAACACTAAAACAGCAACAGGCTCAATATAATTTAACTCAACTACAAATAAAACAGCAACGCGAGTTGGCAAACCAAGAAACCAGCGGACGCTTCCAAGTGGAACTGCAGCGCACTCGGTCTTTCCAGGATCCTGCCGGCATCGGTTTCTTTGGTGACGCACTGGTAAACCAAAAACTTGCTCTAGAAGAATACAGTATTACTTTAAGTAATTACGACACCCAGTTGCTTGCACTGGAAGAGCGCATGGCTGTGCCAGGTCTTAATCCTGACGTTCTACTAGGCCTAACGCAACAGTCCGAAGCTCTTAAGGATCAAGTAGCTATATATAAAGAATACCAGCCGGCAATTATTCAGGCCAGACTTGAACAGGAAAAATTTAACGCAGTGTTTAGCGCTACCAGTCCCGTAGTTGACAATTTGTTTAACAGTATAAGTAATGTTGTAGCCGGAACTATGACAGCTAAAGAAGCGTTTGCTTCTTTCCTTGCATCCATAGCCGATCTATTAGCTGATACGGCCAAGAAAATGATCGCGCAGTACATTGCAATCGGAATTGCCCGTGCATTTGCCGGCGTTCCAGCCAGTGCCGGTGGTTTTTCCCCTCTTAGTAATACGGATGCAACCAGTTTTGGTTTTAATCCGGGTGCTATGACAGGCGGTCTGACGCCCGGTGGTTTGTTTGCCAAAGGCGGGGTCTTCGGTCAGAACGGTATCCAGGCATTTGCCCGTGGCGGCATCGTTGATAACCCGACGCTGTTCAAGTTTGCTCAAGGCGGCACAATGCAAACGGGCCTTATGGGCGAAGCCGGTCCCGAGGCGATCATGCCACTTCGCCGTGGGGCTGATGGACGCCTTGGCATCGAAGCAGCAGGCGGGGGAGGATCCAGTATTGTCGTTAATGTGGATGCCAAGGGCACCAGTGTCCAAGGTAACGACCAAAACGGCAATCAACTGGGTCGCGTCATCGCTGCCGCCATCCAACAGGAACTCGTCAAGCAAAAACGCCCCGGAGGCTTGCTCGCGTAATGGCCACCTTCCCTGATTACCAGCCGACCTACTCGGCAAGTAAAAAGAGCCAGCCGCAGGTGCGGGTGACCAAGTTCGGTGACGGCTACGAACAACGCATTTCGATGGGCCTGAATATCGACCCTAAGGAATGGTCCTTGACGTTCGACGTGACCGACGAGGACGCGGACGTGATCGAAGCCTTCCTGGAAGCCCGGGCCAACGACGCCGAAAATTTCTCCTGGACACCACCGGCCACCGAAACCTCGTACAAATGGGTGTGCCCCAACTGGGACCGCGAACTCTACGAATTCCAGCGCAGCCGGATCAACGTAACCTTCCGGCAGGTCTTCGAGCCGTAAAAAACACGCTTCCGGGCCTGTTTTGATCTAGTATTCAAGATACAAGCCCATCCGAGTCAATGGCCACGGCGGCATGGACAGCTAATACTGCGTATTCAATCAACTCGGTAGTGCGGGCCACGACGGTCCTCGGCACCGGTCTGATATTCAAAGCTGTAGTTGCTGGAACGTCCGGTGTCACCCAACCAGTCTGGCCGGCAACAATCGGCAACCAAATCCAGGACAACACGATCACCTGGCAGGCCGTATCTGTAATTTCCGGCCTTTTCCTGGGTGATGCACCCGGGGCCATCATCGAACTATTCGAGCTGCAGCTATTTCAGGAGCTACACGGGTCGAACGACATTTACCGCTTCCACGCTGGGGCAAATGCTCTAAACGATAATACGGACATTATCTGGGCGGGCAACACGTATACCCGTTACCCGGTCGAAGCCGAGGATTTCGAGTATTCGGGCACAGGTCAGCTACCGCGACCAAAAATCC